TATCAAAACGGTAGGTCTTATTGATACGTGGGTATAGTACTTCAACACCTTTTATAAGGTAGTTCATATATGTTTCTCCAAACATTTAGTCATTTAATTTAAAACCGTCAACCTCATCGAATGGGGAAACACTCCGATCTTCTATAGGCACTACGCTTAACGTAATAGCAGCAATAGAGTCTTCGTGATCCACCATCCCCTTGACGGTTTCATGCTCCTGCTCTTCTATGGGACGTATTGGTCTGAAGAAGAGTTTTGGTATATCGCTGTTATCATCGAAGTAGATACTCGTTATTACAGCGATAAAAGGCGTCTCACGCGCCTCAAGGTACCGTGCATAAGCACGGAAGGGCATAGCCCCATTTACTGCGTCACCAAATATAGAAGTTGGAGGTAGTTGTAGTTGGTAAACTGTTTCCAGATCATCCTTTAAAACAACTGCCAAACGCTGCACAAAACGACATGCACGGCTAGCACCCCTACCAGAACCTCTAATATTGTGTACGCAATCTACACAACGCCCAGACTGTCTTTGCTCATCTGGAACGTCTAAAGCCGGTGTCTCGGTATTATTCGACCAGCAAGTAGGCGTAGATACTTTATCGGCATCGTACTCGCTTTTGTAGTATATTCTTGACCGGTAAGCAATACCCACAATAATAACTTCAATGCTATCTCCACTTTCTAATGGTATACCCTCGAATTTTTTATTGCGGATACTAATCCTTTTTAAGTTAGTGTCCATTAATAGTCTTCATCTATACCCAAGTCAGGGACTTCGACCCGATCATCTTCTGGACTTACTTCATCCCATGTTGTGTTAGGTACATCTTCATCAACCTCACTAAGCAACGCTTTAGTAACGGCATCAAGATCATACCTGTATGTCTGGTTAATGTGGATGTAAGTATTTTTAGGTATGCGTCCTTGCTGCATCCAATTACGGATTAGTCGCTCAGATACCATAAAATGCTGGGCAACTTCTTTAATTGAAACTAATCGGGATGTCATTTTTTGTTCCTTCTAACGGTTACGGTATATTCTGAATTAGAGTTAAGACCTTTAGGTAACAACTCAGGATTTTCTTCCAAGAACTGTTTCATATTCTTCTGGTTAATCCGTTTGTCTAGTAGTGAAGGCTCGCCGTGCTCAAGAATAAACTCGTGCATCTTGTCCCAATCACTAGTCCAATACGATTGCTTAACCGTCCTATAAAACAAACCCTCAGAAGTCTTTACGCTATCCACTTCATGCTGCTTGCAGTGGGTTAGCAAAGCGCCTTTGACAGTCTCTAATTGCTGCACTAAGGGTGCATCTTCCTCATCAAATTTCGACTTTAGTTCTGAACGCCGCTCCCGAATCTTTATATAAGTCCTGACTAACTTATCTAGGGATATAGATTCTCCACCGCCCATTTCAACCTCCTTAACTTATCGAGCAAACGACTATAATGGATAACTATGTACTACGCAAGTAAATCGTTGTATAAATCAATCATTTTTGTATGTACGTTGATTTTATTGTCCAACATAGCATAAACACGCTTTTCTATGGCCGACCCTTGCAATTGCACTACCGTACACTTGTGGTCTTGACCTGATCTGTGTACCCGAGCGTTAGCCTGTGCGTACGTTTCTAGTGAACTGGTTGGCCCCCACCACACCACCGTATTCGCCGCTGTCAGGGTCACTCCGTGCGCCGCTGCTTGGGGTTGGATAAGTAGTACCCTAGGGTTTTCGGTTTTTTGAAACTGCCTAAACGTTTCTGTGCGGTTCGAGAGTGACACATCACCACGAATAATGGCAGTGCTAATACCGTCGTTCTCTAGTTTGTCAGTGAGGATGTCTATAGCGTGTCTAAAGGGCACGAAAACCAATACTTTTTTACTGGATTCGTCGATTACTTCACGTAAGACTCTATAGCGGTGTGAGATATCAAACTCTAGCGTATCTCCAGCGTCGGTGTAGACTGCACCACAAGATATTTGTAGTAGTTTGTTCATGTTAACCGCTGCATTGGCAGCAGTTACTTGCTCCCCCGCTGCGTCCATAATCATTTTATCTCTTAACAACTTATAGTATTTAGTCTGTTGTCTGGTAAGTTCAACTTCCCGTTTTACATACACCATCGGCGGTAAATCTAGACACTCATCCTTGGTGAATCGAATTGCTGGTTGGAGAACCCTGAACACCGTGTCAGTTGCATCTTCTTTAGGTACCCAACGAAAGTTAGTTACCTTGTACATTACTTGGTCTCGAAATGATCCAGCAAACCTAGGCACTGCCGCAGGGTTAACAAGCCTAGCCAAACCGTACGCATCCACTGGGCTTTGTGCCGCAGGGGTACCGGTCATCATCCATAACCATTTTTCAGGGGTCATCAATGCGTTGAGCGTCTTCCATCGTTTGGTCTGGGGGTTCTTATAGTGGGTCGCCTCGTCCACAATGATTAGGTCAAAACCACCATTTGCCACGGCGTCCGACACAATCTCAACACCGTCATAATTTATTATCACGTAGTCAGCGTTACCCCCAATGATCTCTCTGCGTTTCTTCGCTGATCCATAAGCCACATCAACCGTTCGGTGCATTGCAAACGTGAACAGATCATTACGCCACGCGGAATCCATGATAGACAAGGGGCAGACAACCAAAACCCGCCGAATACGACCCACATTCATAAGGTAATCTGAGGCCCAGATCGCACTGGCTGTCTTACCCGTACCCTGCTCGTTGAAGCAGAACGCTCGCTTGTTCATGGTAAGAAACGATGACGTGGTTTTTTGATGTTCAAAAGGGGTGTATCTACCTGTCCATTTATACTTCCCTTCGATAGGGGATGGCACCTTTATATTTAAATTTTTAAGTACTTGAGCCTCATCGATACCCCAGTTAACCACTACTTTGTTATCAGGTAGTTCTTGGCTTTTGGGTATTACCGCTGTTACTTTTTTGGGGTTGCGAAGTCGCAAGAGCAACGCCTTGTTATCTAAAATTTTCATAGTGTTCTAAACCTATCCATAGGTATAAATATACATTCTTCCATATCCAACGCGTCTCCTCGGTCATAACGACCTCCTCGCTTGCGTTCAAATCCGCTCATCAGTTTTGTAACAAAAATACCATCCGTAAACTTAACTATCAGTAGTGGTATGGCGTCCATCGATTCAGCTATACGTATAACCGTATCTGTCTTGGCCCCGCTCAACATATAAGTTGGGTATTTATCGCTAGCATTACGCCGACTTTTTATCTCTACTAAGGCTACTACTACGTCGTCATCGTCTAAAATTATGGCATCAAAAGGGTCGAGCGGCCTTGTCAGCCTAAAATTACATTTATATTTACTCTGTATGAAATCCATAACTATGGACTCGTTAGCAGTATCTCTTTCAGTTTGGTAAATGGGGCGCACATATCCTCCTAAAGCCCTGCTTCGTCCACAGATAGGGCTAGGTCTGCGATATCGGTATGAACTACCTCTGGACTAACCTGATTTTTGCACCCTATAACTGGATGATATAGGGTACGTTCTTTAAAGACGCATCAGGCTAAACGTCTGGGAGATTTCTTTTTCTTCTTTAAGTTACGGCTACGGTTGGCACTCGCACTCTCCACCTTCACGCCGTCCTTGTTAGTGCCGCCCTGTGCTAGGGCTTTGTTATGGCTAACATCCTTGCCTTCTCGCTTGTCTGCTTTGCCATTCTTGTTCGCGTCTTTACCTGTCCTGTCCATTTCACGTCTAGCTTCCTGTCGCGCCATACGACGCCTGAACTCTGGACTATCTGGTGATTTGTTTACTTGTTTCTTTCGGTCTGCTTTATTTCTATAAGGCATCTAACTTCTCCCGTGGTAAGTGATACTTAATCATTTGGTGGTTCTCTAAGTACGGACGATCAGTTACCGCCTCAACCGTCATGAGGTGTCCTACTTTAGCTTGATAGCGTAGAGCACTTTTTAAAGCATCAACTTCGTGCGTCCAATACCCATCTACCAACCCTGTCTCTGTATCTACAACTAAAAACGATTCTTTCACTAACTTCTCCCGTTATGTGGACATTCCAACACCACGCAGTGCGCTCTGCATAACCCGCTAGGGCTAGTGTTCCAAATATCCTTATCGAACGCGGTCTCCATACTCATGTAGTCCCGCAACCATTTCTCCCACAGCGGCCCTTGGTCGTGCGCCTCGTAGGTATCTTTTATTAGGTCATTAGAGACTACAAACAGTAGCCCTCCTCGTACCTTCTTTATGTCTGGGAAGTGCTTGAACATAGCCATCGCCATCAGTTCAAGCTGCCCCTTGTCAGCATAGCGTGCGTTTCGGCCCGTCTTGTAGTCTATGACCCACGCGCTTTTGTCTTCTTCATCTAGGATAACCAAGTCAGCTACCCCACGAAACCATACATCTTCAGCAAAGAAGTCGCAGGGTTCTAGGTTCTCAGTCAACCCCATCTTGTATTC